TAATGTTCAAAGCATGGTTTAGAAAATAAATTGTGTTTTGAACATTTTTATTATATTTATATAGGTAATATTGTATATACTCAATATTAGCATTTTTAAAACAATATAATCGGAGAAATAACATGGCAGAAAGAATTGTATCACCTGGTGTATTCACAAGAGAAAACGATTTATCTTACCTATCAACAGGGGTAGGAAACATTGGAGCGGCATTTATTGGACCAACTAAAGAAGGTCCTTCATTTGTACCTACAATTGTAACAACTCAATCAGAGTTTGAAGATAAATTCGGTAAAGTGGATGGTACTTATTATACTGAGTACGCAGTACAGCAGTATTTAAAAGAAAACGGACAAGCAACTATCGTAAAAGTAGGTGGAATTGGTGGTTACCAACAAACTGCTCCTTTAGGTATCTTCGCTTCTGGTTCGGCTGGTTTAGGTAAAAAACTTATTGGAGTTCTTTACTCAACAGCTAATGGTTACCAAAATTATGGTTTCCAAGGAGCAACTATTACTAGCAATGATGCATTAGATGGTTCATTTGCAGTATCTGCATCTGGTATAGGAAGTATATCAGCATCAATTTTAGCAAAAGATACTAACAACTTAAATTCAGTATTTGGTGAGTCTGTTAATGGTTCTAAAGCAGCATACGCTTATACTTACTTCCAAAATGCAGCAATTAATTATACTGGTTCTGCAGCATCTAATACTGTAATATCAGCAACTGTATTACCTTTGCAAGATTATTCATATGATGCAGAAAATGCACAAACTCCAATTGTTAAATCTCAATTAATTAACGGACAAAGATACAACTTATTTAAATTTGTAACTATTGGAGATGGTACTAACTATAATAAGAAATACAAAGTTGGTATTAGTGGTGTTAAAGCAGCTGGTGAAGATGGTTCAACTGATTACTCTGTATTCACTGTAACTGTAAGAGGTTATTCTGATATTGATAAGAGAAAAGTTGTATTAGAAACATACACAAATGTAAACTTAGACCCTGCTTCTCCTAACTATATAGCTAGAAGAATTGGTGATTCTTATATTACAATTGATGATAACGGTAAAATTACTCAAAACGGAGATTACAAAAACCAATCAAAATATATCAGAGTTGTTGTAAACGATTCTAATATGGGTATTGGTGGACCTGGTACTTTCCCAATTTCGGCAGCTCCATTCGCACATGAGGCTTATACAAACCCAATTGCAACAACTGGACAAGATAATTTAGTTCCAGCAGTTGCATATCAAACTGGTTCAGCAAATAACTCAGCATCTTCTCCAATCTACTTTAGTGGATTTGATTTTGAAACATCTGGAGTATCTATGGATAACGAATCATATTTAGCACCACTTCCTAACGGAGCTGGATATGGTAAGAATGTTGATTTTGGATTTGATTCTCAATTAGCATACCAAATGACTGGTTCATCAGCAGCGGATATGGCTAAGAGACAATTTGTATTAGGTTTCCAACAGGGATTTGATGGTACTAACCCTATCGTTCCAATCAACTTAGGAACTTCAATATCAGCAGCAAATACGCAAGGATATGATTTATCTAAATCATCATCTTCTGGTTCAGTAGCATACTTAAAAGCAATCAACGCTATCTCTAACGCAGATGAGTGGGATATCAATATGGTAGTAACACCTGGTGTTATCGGAAACTTACACCCATCAACTGTACAAGCAGTTGTTGATATGGTTGAAAGTAGACAAGATGCATTTTACATCGCTGATTTAGTTGGTGCTGGAGATTCAATTCAAAATGTGGTAGACCAAGCAGCAACAATAGATTCAAACTATGTTGGTACTTACTATCCTTGGATTAAGACAATTGATTCTAACACAAACAAATTAACAGCAGTTCCACCATCAGTATTGTTACCGGCGGTTTACGCTTCTAATGATAGATTAGCTGCAGAGTGGTTTGCACCTGCTGGTTTGAATAGAGGTGGTATCACTGGAGCAGTTAGTGTATTAAATAGATTAACACACGCTGAAAGAGATACTTTATATGAAGGTAAAGTTAATCCAATCGCAGCATTTCCTGGACAAGGTATTGTAGCATTTGGACAGAAAACATTGCAAGATAAGGCATCAGCATTAGATAGAATCAATGTTAGAAGATTACTTATCACAATGAAGAAGTTTATCGCTTCTACATCTCGTTACTTAGTGTTCGAACAAAATACATCTACTACTAGAACTCGTTTCTTAAACACTGTAAACCCTTATTTAGAGGCTATCCAACAAAGACAAGGTTTATACGCATTCAAAGTTGTAATGGATGAAACAAACAACACACCGGATGTGATTGATAGAAATATATTAGCAGGAGCAGTTTACTTACAACCGGCTAAGACAGCGGAATTTATTGTAATAGATTTCAACATCTTACCTACTGGAGCAAGTTTCTCAGCATAATATAGAAAAAGAAAAAGTAGATATTTATTAATATAATTAAAAGGAATAGAAAATGGCAGAAATATTAGAGTTTGATAAAATGTTCTATACGAACTTCGAACCAAAGATGAAGAATCGTTATATTATGGAAATAGACGGTATTCAATCTTATATGATTAAAGCTGGTAACAGACCTCAAATCAACTTTGAAAAAGTAACCTTAGACCATATCAACGTAAAAAGACAATTGAAAGGTAAAGGTGAATGGCAAGATTTGGAGATTACTATGTATGACCCAATTGTTCCATCTGGCGCTCAAGCGGTAATGGAGTGGGTTCGTTTATCACATGAATCAATCACTGGTAGAGATGGATACGCTGATTTCTACAAAAAAGATATCGATATCTATATGTTAGGACCAGTAGGTGATAAAATTGAACAATGGAAACTTAAAGGAGCTTTCATTATTCAGGCTAACTTTGGTGATTTAGATTTCAGTTCTAATGACCCAGCAGAAATCACACTTACTTTGGCTTACGATTACGCGGTGCTCGAATTTTAACATTAACATATGATTATGAATTTTTAATATTTCTTAATCAAAAGTAAACGTTTTCATAAATCCCTTTATATTTATATGTAAAGGGATTTTTTATGTATATATGTAAGCATTGTAAAAAAGAGTTAAATTCATTAGATTCACTTAGAATACATAGTTCTAAAATTCACAAAATAACATCGCAAGAAGTATATAATCAATATTTATTAAATGGAGAAAGACCAAAGTGTAAATGTGGTTGCGGTGAAGATACGCCATTCACTACTTTACAGAAAGGATATAAAGAATGGATACGAGGTCATATATCTAGAGTAAAAAACAATTGGGGACATAATGAAAAAGCAATTAATAATTCATCTAAAACTCGTAGGGAGCAATTTAATAATGGTGAACGAACTGTGTGGAATGATGGATTGACAAAAGATACTGATATTAGAATAGCTAATTATGGAAAAAACGTAAGTAAATCGTTTACATTAGATAGGAAACTACAATATTCTAATCAAATGAGAAAAAATAGATTAGATGGTATTGTTCCTACTAAATGGGGTATTAATTCTGCTAATTGGAAAGGTGGTACATCTTCAATAAATAATTTAGTAAGAGCAAATAAAAGATTATATACTGAATGGATATACCCTATACTAAAAAAAGATGAGTTTAAATGTACTAAATGTGGTTCTACTAAAGAGCTGGAGGTACATCATAACGAAGAAGCAATGTCGAAAATTATACTAAAATATGTAGATAAAACTAAAGATTACACATTTGATGAAAAGAGAGAAATAATGAATAAAGTAATAGATTACCACATCAGTAATGATATAAGCGGTAAAACTTTATGCAAATCATGTCATTGTGAATTACACCCATCCTACAACATATAGTTTTTAATTTTTTAAAAAGAATGTATTTATATATACAAAACAATTAAAGTTATGGCAGAAACGCAATATGATTTTCCAACGGAAGTATTAGACCTTCCATCAAAAGGATTAGTATATCCTAAAGAACACCCATTATCTTCGGGTAGAATTACAATAAAACATATGACAGCTAAAGAAGAAGATATTTTAGCATCTCAAAACCTTATTAAAAAAGGAGTTGTTTTAGATAAATTATTTGAATCAATTATAGTAGATAATATTAATACAAACGATATTATTCTTGGTGATAAAAATGCTATTATATTAGCAACTCGTTTATTGGGATATGGACCTGAATATGATGTTTCATTTTATTCATCTAAAACAGGAAATACAATTAATATAGAATATGATTTATCTAAAGTAAAAACAAAAGATATAGATTTTTCAATTTTTAAAAATAAAAATGAATTTGATTTTACAACTCCAAGTGGTGTAAAATTAACATTTAAATTACTTACACATGGGGATGAAAAGGCTATTGATAAAGATATAGCAGCATTGGAAAAAATGAACAAAGAGGGTTCATATGAAATCAGTACAAGATTGAGATATATGATTACATCTGTTGATGGTAAAAATGATATGGCTACAATAAATAAATATGCCAATGGAATGTTGGCTAGAGACAGTAGAGCATTTAGAGATTATGTTAAATCTATATCACCAGATATGGATATGAAATTTGAATATGTTCATGAAGATGGTGAGGTGGAGGAGGCGCCTATCACAATGGGTGTTGGGTTTTTTTGGCCTAAGTAGAAATCATAGTGCATTAATACACACTCAAATATTTGAAATGTGTTATTATGGACATGGATTCAACCAATCAGATTTATACAATATGCCAACTTATTTAAGAAACTTTTACTATAATAAATTGGTTGATGCAAAGAAAAAAGAAAATGAGCAAGCAAAAAACGCTCAAAATCAACAAAAATCATCTAAAGTTAGGATTAAACGATAAATCCTAACTTTTTTGTTTATAGGATATTTATAGAAGTATAAAACCCAATAATACAACATGAGACCAAAATATAAAATATCTAAAGGTAATTTAAATGAATTTTTTGGATGGTTTAAAAAAAAGAAAAAACCAGAACCAATTCAAAAAATAATTGATAATGACCCAATATTAAAAAAATTAGATAATGATATTAAAGCTATTAATGCAAGTACGCATGATGTTATTGAAAAATATAGAAAAAAAGACCCAGAAACATACAATGTATTTAAGAAATTTGGTATGTTAGATGACGAATAACTTGTATTAAATAAAAAATGGCTACAAATCCAGAGGATATTAAAAAATTAAAAGACGGGTTAGAAGAAATTGAAGAAATAAATGCCCGAATTGCCGAACAAAATAAAAAGGCAGCGGTTGTTGGTGCGGAAGAGCGTAAAAGATTAGAAAAAAGAATAGAAAGAGAAAAAGAAAGAAGAGCTATTTTAGAGGGCATAACTGATGAAATACAAAAACAATTAGATTTAGAAGAAGAGCAAGCTGAAGCACAAACTGAATCAACTAATCAAGCAAAAAAAGAAAGACAAGAAAGAGATGCAATTGGTAGGTCTTGGGCAAAATTGGGAAAAGAAACTCAAAAGCAATTAAAGCAAAGTACAAATGGGTCTAATGCATACTTTTCACTAAATCAGCAATTAGTTAATTTAAAAAAAGAACAATCTGTTTTAGATGGTGAAGATTATGATATAAACCAAGAAAAGCAAGATATAATTAAAGCTCAATTGGATTCATTAGTATCTCAAGCTAAACAAACTGTTACTTCCGAAAGAAGTGCTAAAGGTTTAAGTGATAGAGCAAGAGAAAGAGTTGAATTGGAAGAATCTTTAGCTGGATTTAATGATGATGAGAAAGAATCTATTTTAGCTTCATTTGATGCAACAACAAAATTATCTCAAAAAGAACAAAGATTAACTGCTATAAAGAAAGCGCAGTCTGGAATATATGAAGCTCTTCCTGAATCCATACAAGGTGGTATTGGGTTTATGAAGCAATTAACAACTGCAACTGAAATGTTTGGTGTTGAAGCTGCAGTAGCAACTGGAGGATTGATATTATTGGCTGGAATAATAGTAGCAGCACTACAATCATTTACAGCATTACAATCAGCTGGAGAAGACTTTAGAAAAGAAACTGGTATTACCAACTCACAAATGGGCGAGATGCAAACCAAAGTAAATAATATAACAAAAAGTTATGCACAATTTGGAGTTGAAGCAAAAGATGTATATGATACAATATCTGCATTAAAATCAGAATTTGCTGATTTTGTAGATTATTCTCAATCTGCAGTAGCTGCATTAACTGTAATGAAATCTAATTTTGGAGTTAGCGCAGAAAGTGCAGCTAAAGTTCAAGGTATATTAGAAGAAGTAAGCGGATTATCAGAAGATACTGCGGCAAGTGTTCAGTTGCAAGTTGCAAATATGTCTAAATTAGCAGGAGTAGCTCCTAAAAAAGTAATAGATGATATTGCAAAAAGTGCAGAATATACATCTACATTATTTAAAGGAGATATTAATCTTATAGCAAAACAAGCAGTTGAGGCAAGAAGATTGGGTAGTAATTTAGAATCGGTAAGTAAAACTGCTGAAAAATTATT